CCACTAGATGCCTCGCTGCGGTCGTTGTTCTTGCTTCAATTTCTTACGACATTTCACAAGACCAACAGGGGGCATATACAGAATCCCTGCATCAAAGTGTAACTGGCAAGATTAGGGAGACCTTCAGGGTCTTATCCGCATTCATCTTACTGCTGGTTTTTGCAACAGCGTAGGCATACCCCCTCGCGGCCTTAGCACACTCACCCCCTCACCCGCACATCCCCAGCAGCCCCGGCGCGGGGTCGTAGTTCATCACCAGCAGCTCGCGCACCCGCTGTTTCTCCTCGCGGCATACCGAGTATGTGGTCTCCACTTCGCGCATCCCGAACCCGGCAAAGGTCTCGCGGATCTCGGGCACGTCGTTTATGGAGAGCAGGAACCTGCCCTTGATCCCGGCCAGCGCCTGGGCCATGCGGGCGTAGTCGTCCCTGTCGAACACGCCCTTGCCGTAGTCTCTTTCCCCGCCGTAGTAGGGCGGATCCAGGTAAAAAAACGTGCGAGGGCCGTCGTAGCGGCGCAGGTGCTCGGCCCAGGGCAGGTTCTCAATGCGCACGCGGGTCAGCCGCAGGTGGACTTGCGACAGCTCCTCCTCGATACGCAGCAGGTTGACCTTGGGCAAAGCCTGATGATCCACGCCGAAAACCCCATCGAGCTTGCCGCCGAAAGCTTGGCGCTGGAGATAATAGAATCGCGCCGCCCGCTGGATGTCCGTCAGCCCCCTCCCCTTCATCTGGCTGCGAAAGTCGTCAAAGAACTCCCGCGAAGAGAGCAGCCACTTGAACTGACGGCAGAACTCCTCAAGGTGGTTCTGCACGCAGCGATAGAACGAGATAAGATCCGAGTTGATGTCGTTGATGGACTCGTACCGGGATTCCGGCTTGCGAAAGAAAACCCAGCCCGCTCCGGCAAAACACTCGGCATAGTGGTCATGGGTCGGGATGAGCTTGACGATACGCTCGGCCAGGCGAGACTTGCCGCCCAGCCACGGGAGTGGTGAATGCATGATGCCCCCTTGCGGGCATGGGCAGTGTCCTGCTACGTTCCCCGGCAACCCGTGCACGGGCCAGGGAGCAGCGGGCATGCCCGTGATCCGGTGCGCAATCACCGGGTCGGTGAGGTGCTCCAACACCTCGCCTGCTCCATCTATCAATCCAGCCGTCAAACTAGATCGTTCTCAAAACTCGGGCCGCGTTACCCTTCCGGCTCAACCGGCCACTCCACCACCCCCGGGAACCCGACCTGTTCCGGCACGTCACGCAGGGCCTGGCGATAGAGCGCCCACGCCTCCTGATCCACCGGGGCATCAGCCACCTGCGTCCAGTCGCTTGCCAGGAGCAATCTGTCCCGCTCTGTGCGGACTTTCTCCGCCTGTTCCTCTGCCGTGGGTTCCGGTGGTGCCGGAATGTCTGCAACGACCCACTCGGAACCACTCCATTGAAGAACTTTCCCCTCGGGACATGAAGGCAAAGGATGCAGACCGGTATCAACCCATCCCTCCGTGGTAGCCGGTGGTATTTTAGTATGCCCATACACAAACCCGGATGAATCGACTAGCTTGATCATATTTCCTCCTTACCACTGTAAATAATAGATTCTAATGGGGCTGGTGGCCCCGGAATTGAGAGTTTCTGCCAGCGAGCCAGTCCACCAATACGTCCCGCTGCCAAAACCTCTTGACACGGCAGAACCTCTGACGGCGATTGACGTGGCGGTATTTCGCCATATCTCATGAACAATAATACCGGACTGTACCAAAGTTGAATCCGGGTGGTTTACAACCCCACCAATCGCAGGAATTCGGTCGTCAACATTCGGGACGTATGGGGACAAAATGTCATACAAGTCCCCATGGGTTAAAGAGTTGCTGTTGACGTACCCATTTGTTAGCGCCCCGCCACTTGACAATGCGTCAATAGCCTGCGCCACCCGCAAGGGGCTCATCACCTTGTCACTGGCCGCCCCGGCCTCGGCCTCGGCCTGCGTCGCATAATTCAACCCGAGAGAGGTCAGGAATCCGGCCTTGGTATTCTTGCGGACGTAAGCGTCGGTGCTGGAAAAAAACACGCTATCCGCATTTCGCGTAGAAGCAGAGTGGCTCATGTTGACGTACGTCGACCCGAGATAGCGACACGTGAGGTCCCCGCTAGCGTTGCGCTTTGCTATTGTGCTGGCGGTGGCAAGTTCGCTCACGTCAGCAGTCGCCACCTTCGCATCCAACAGGGGTTTCATGCTCGCAGGGGTCACGGCCCTGGTCGCGTCCGTGCCTGTCGCGGCCTCTGCGTTGGTGGCCAGCTCCACAATGCCCTTTGCGGCCACCGTGGCGTCAGAGAGCCGGGCAAGAGGCACGATCCCGGCGTTCAGGTTGCCCGCGTTGCGGTAGTAGGCCGCGTCCTGGCCATTCAGCTTGGCCGAATCAGCCGCCTTGAGCAGCGCGTCCACCCAGGCGGTGCCGTTGTACTTCTGGAGCATCTTGGTGGCATCGTCGAACCGCTTTGCCCCGGTGGGCGTGTTCAGGGCCGCCGCGCCGTCAAAGAGCTTGGCCAGGGCGTCGAACATCTCGCGGATCTCCGCAGGAAAATCAAGGTAACCGCTCGCCACGGTCGGCTTGGTGAAATCGGCTGTCATGCTATACTCCTATGATTGACCAACTGGCCTCGCCGTCCACACGGACGCCGCTGGCGTTGTAAAGATATATGGTGAACCCGGTTGGGTTGGGCTCGTCCACGAAATCGTAGATGGCGTATCTGGCCGCACTGCCCGCCTTGGGCGTCACCGTGATGGCCTGGATGTCCACATAGCTGCCCGCAAAGGTCACCGGCGTGCCCCCGGCATGTGATGCCAGGCACGTCGCCATGCCGCCTTCCTTGCGCTGCTTGATGTCATAGCGGATGTTCAGGCCGGAGATCCGCACCGCACCATACCCGCCCGAGGCCACAGTCACCGTCACACGCGCATACCGAAATGCCGTGGTGTAGCCCTGCCAGTCGTCGGCCACCAGCCGCCATGCCTCGCCCGTGGTCTCGCGCACCTCGATCCTGCACGTGGTCGACGGGCCGCCGGTGAGCACCTGCATGGTCGGCGTCACCGTGATCTTGCTGCCGGAGAGCACCGTGCCGTAGTCGATCTCCTCCACATAGGTTGCGCTCGTCGCGTTGGGCAGCAGATAGAGCGAGAAACCCGAGTCGGCAAACCCCTGCATGGTCGTCTGCCCGCCGCGTATGAAATGCTCCTGCCATGTCTCGTCAAACACAGGGCCCACCAGCTCGCCGCCCTCCATGACAAACCGGGTCGTCGCACCGCCAAACGGGCTGTCGTAGTCGTAGAGCAGCACATAATCCGGCGGCTGGCTCACCGTGGCCGAGACCGAGGCAAACGCGCCCTCGTTGCCGCTGGTGTCCACCGCCGCCACCCAGTAGGTGTACGCGCCGCCCTGCGACTCGAAATGCGCGATGAACCGGGCATCCACCGTGCCAAGCAGCATGGATGTCTCCAGCGTGTCGCCGGAGCGCACAATGTAGTGGGACACCGGAAACGTGCCGCTGGCGGGAGACGACCAGTAAAGCAGCACGTTGTTGTCGATCACCTGCTGCGTGACCAGCACGGCGCTCGGTGCGGAAACGGTCATGTTCACCGCGCCCCAGCCGCTCGCGTTGCCGGCGGCGTCCATGGCGCGGACGCTGAACTCATGCGCCCCGGCCTGCACGTCCTGCACCCGGTGCGAGGTCACCTTGTACCGGCCCAGCGAGGCATCACTATGGCGCACCTCGTATTCCACAATGGGCCAGTCGGCTGCGGGCACCGTCCACTCCACCACCACCTCGGCCAGGTCAACCCGCGCAATCACGGCCGGAGCCGCCGGTCCGTCGATGCTCACCGCCAGCGTCGCGACGTTCATGGATTCAAGCCCTATCGCGTCTACGGCCCTGATCAGCAGGGTGTAGTCCCCTGCCGTCTGCATGGGCAGCGTCTTGTTCGTGGCCAGCCCGGACCACACCGGGGTCGCAGTCTCCCACGTCGCTCCCGGCCCGCCCATGCGCAACAGGTAGCCGGCCAGATCCCGCACCGGCACGGCGGCCCACTCCACATGCAGCCCTGTCTCCGTCACGCTGGCCAGGAGCCACTCCACATCCGGCGGCCGCGTGGTCTTGCCCACCACCGTGTGCCCGAGCTCCTCCACCCAACCCGAGGCCACTCCGGCGACGGTCACAGCACGGATGCGCACGTCGTAGACGCTGCCGTCCTCCACGCCGGTGATGATGACCGGGTCGCCCGCGATCACACTGGGCGCACTGGTCCATGCCGTATCCCCTTCCATGCGGTACTGCGCCTGCACCGTGGAGGGCAGAACCGCTCCCGTACCCAGGGAATAGTTCACCATGATGCGCGAGAGGAGCGTCCCGTCGGCACCGCGCACCAGCACGCCCTCGTCGCTGCGGACATTGGTGATGGTCGGGGCCGGAAGTGTCGTTCCCTTGGTCACGTCGAGCCGAGACTGCCCGTTGAACGCAGGGATTTCCCCGGACACGGACGCTTCGATCTCGTCCATGACGTAGGGAGTGAGCACCAACTCGGCAGTCAAATTGTCGGACGGGGAGATGGCCGACACCAGGTATTCGTCATACTCCTCGCCCAGGATGGACACGGAGCACAGCGTTCCAAGCGAGGGGGCCTGCGCCTTGGTGAGTGCGTAGGTAAAATGGAGGACGTCGCGTTCCTCGCCGTATTCCGGCACGATCTCATAGGTAGTCAGGGCCGAGGAGCGATCCCGAATGGCGATGCCGTACCGGGCCGGGGCCGGGTCTGAGAAGATCACCGTGTCGTCGAGCTGCACGCCGATGGGAACCAACGGCTCGTCGTACTCGTCCAGCGGGATATCCTCTTCCCGGCCAACCAGCACCTCTTCGCCATCCACCTCAAAGATCAGCCGCTGGATGCGCGCCGTGCCGAACACGTTCATCAGCACATCGGACGCCACGCCCACCATGTCGCCGCGATGTACGGCCAGCCATTCCCAATCCGTGTTGATTGAGATGGAGAACTGGCGGTGCAGGAGCTTGGCCAGGTGCCGCCGACCCATTTTCCAGATGTCGGGCCAGTTGGTCACACCCGGGTAATCCCAGGAGACGATATTGGTGGCCGTGGATTCATCGTGGCTGTCGGCATAGACGAAGTCCTCTTTCTGGTCGTAGTCGTCGTCCTCGTCCACGTAGGAGACGCGCAGGGCGTGCGGCAGCTCCATGAACCCGCGGGACACCTTGAAGCTCCAGGAGTTGCGCGGGGAGAAAAGCTGTTTCGGCGTCTTGCCTGGCTGGTCGATGGCCGCCCCCCACAACCCGTCGACGTCGGTGGTGGCGGATGCGCGCGCGGCGGACAGCACCTGCGTCAACCGCGCCCAGGTCGACTCCTCGGAATCGGCGATGAAATTGAACTCCAACCCCTCGGCCACACACCACTCGTACAGCGTGGCCAGGGACGTGTCGTCCAGCTTGGCCGTGGTGAACGGGGTGGACAGGCTGTGCCTGGAGGTGAGCAGGTAACGCATCTGGGCCGCCGCGTTGGCGGTCTCGGCCACGGTATCCCATCCGGTCCCGTCCCAGGTCGGCAGCTCGGAGGAACACAGCGCGTTGAAATCGTCCACGTAGCCGGTGATCTGATCGTTGGCCCTGATCCGCAATTCGGACACGCAGATCGGCACGGGCGTGTTGAACGCGGCATGATTCAGAACAGCTCGGGAGACGGACCAGGTTGCCTCATCGTAAATGTACTGGCTGTCGCTGTCGGCAGTGGTTCGCCGGATGCGCATCTCGTAGTCCGCCCTGGGCAGGCCATCGACCCGGAACGATTCCACGGCAGGCGTGGATTGCGCCCGCGTGACGGGGATCGTGCCAAGGCCGGAGTCGAGCCAGGTGGAGGTGCCGATTTCGCGGTACTGCGCCTCGAATTCAACGGTATGGTCGCCGCGGCTTCCGTCGCTGGTGGATATCTCTGTCAACCCGGACTGAAAGGCGATGTCGCAGACAATCTCCTCAGCCTCGCCTATGGTGCGCGTCACCCATCCGCCTTCTTCAGACAGGACCACGCCCACGGACTGCTCGCTATACGACTTGGCAAACAGGACAAGGTCATCGCCCTTGGTGGCCTGGTGAAATTCGTGGGTGACCTCGGTGAACTCGTCCAGGGACGTCTCGCCAATACGGAAGTCGGAGACGACCATATCCGGATGCCCCCAGACCACGAGCATGTGGAAGAACTGATTTTCGCCCTCCCACGAGGTCCACGACTTGGCGCCCAACGGCGGGGTGTGACGATGCTTCCCGAGCACCAGGGGCACGTATCCATAAAGGTTCGCCGCATTCCTGGCCCCAGTGATGGAGTATGTGGGTGATTCCGATCCGGAATCGGTCGCGGAATACCCGCCCAGGGATGGCGCGGACGGTGCGAAAATCATCTGGGCGGCCATATTCAACGCCATCATGCCAGTGAACGAAGCGATACCCCCATAGGTGACGCCCATTCCCGCCACGGAGAACGCGGTCGTCCCCATGCCCATGGTCGGGCCCATGGCCCCGACAACTGCCGGGGCGGCATAAATGGCCACCACGGCGATCGCCACCATGGCGACCAACGCCACGGCGTTCTTGCCGCCACCGCCACCGCCACCGTGGACAGTACGCAGCACCTCGATGTGTGCCCCCGGTTTGGGCCGAGTGGTGGCCCACGCCGTGCGCCGGATCTCCACGCCGTCCACCCTGACCCGGGCGAAGCGGAGCAGGGAACGCGCCTGCGCCGGGGTGTACACCGTGTCGCGTTGCAGCTTGACTATGGCGTCTTGGACAACTGTCTTCAGCGTCACCCCGGCATGGGCGTCAAAAAAGACCGGACGGGTCGAATCCCACCGGCGGCCCATGACGGACAGGCTGTTGCTTTCCTTATGCGTCGACATGCCGAAGCACCCGCGAGAGCCTGCGCCCCCATTTTGCCGTGTTGTACCGCTCTTCCGCCGCAGCCATGCCGTCCACGACGTGCAGCATCTCGCCACGCCGCAGGTAGAGCCCGACGTGCGCCTCCACGCCGCACCGCTTGAACACCATCACGTCAAGCGGCTTCCACTGCGCGTTGGTCACGTCCACGTTCCAGCTTTCGTCGGCCACGGACTCCACCAGCGCGTGCACCTCGCCGTGGGCGTAAGCGTCAGAGTACCGGTCTCCCAGGTTGGGCATCTCGATCCCCAGCACCTCGCGGTACACGAGATGCACCAGCCCCCAGCAGTCGCAGCCGGAATGGTCGGAGCCGTGGTCCGCAAAGGGGATGCCGATGTACTTGGTGATATTCATGCGCCGCCTCAATCGAACAGGTTGGGGAAATAGGCCGGGACGAACCGCAGCCAGGGCATGGGTTCGCTGCTGGCGATGTTGTTGATGATGCCGACCTCGGCCATGGAGGCGTCCCAGTTGGCCGATCCCAGCTCCATCTCGGGCCAGGAGGCCTCGACCGTGTCCGGCGTCTCGGCATTGACGAATTCCAGGGTGATGCGCGGGTACTGCTGGTCCACCATCTTGAGATACGGCGTGACCAAGCGGCCAACGTTGGCAAACTGGATCTTGCCCTCGGGCGGGCTCTCATCCGAAGACGTGGGCAGTGACGCGGAGATCGGGACAAAAAGGTAGGTCTCGCCACGGCTGACCGTGCCGTACATCGGCTCCCCGGTCTCCTCATGGTTGTACAGCCACTGCGTAGGGTCCGTGGACAGCCGGACCGGTTCGGCCCACGAGTGGTGGGTCATGGTGATGAGCACCACGTCGCGGTCAGACGTATCCTGCTCCATCATGGCTGTAGTGGTACGCGGAGATAGTGCCATGCGTACCTCCTACGTCAGCGGCGCGTCGGGCCAGTATTTGATGGTC